TTACGGATTACCGAAGAACTGACCGCCCATGTGAGGGTTAAAGCACACATATGCAGGCAGTAAGTCAAAGCGCATTTTTTGCACGTTGGCATCGCCATCTGCGTATTTATGTACGCGGATGGAGAAACCTTCATATGTTGCAACAGCAGAATCAATACTGTGCAGTTTCGGCAGTGGGATAGAGCCAAGTCCACAGAAGAACTTGTTATAGAACAGGTTTGGCTTCATTGTCTGGCTAGCAGTGCCTACTACAGATACGGCATCGCCTGCCGCTACCTGACGACTTACAGAGTTGTACTGCGGGTTTGTAGTGTCATAAATCGGAACACCAGAAAGCGTAACCGTCACATCGCCACTGCTGTCTGAATTAGCATCAGCAGTAACCGTTGCAGTGAAGCTAATTGGTGTGGCTCCGTTATACAACGCCTGTTTGGTCTGCTGTTGCAGCCAGTAGGTATTGGTGAATTTAACCTGATCACCAGCTTTCAGAAAACCTGTAACGCTGGCTGTCGCTCCGGTCAATGTTACAGTGAACTGGTATGAGTCTTTAACTGCGTTATAGGTAACAGTTGGCTGTGTTTTGACTGTCAGTGTTCCGCCAAATGCCCCCTGCGTACGAGAGGCAAGCCCATTAGACATCAGTGCGCGAATGCCGCCAAAATTGGTTGAGATCTGTGCATTCTCCCATGCAGTACGAACCAATTGATCTGAAGCGTGCAAACCAGTCTGCGCATCAGCAAGTCGCTGTGCAGACCATGGATCCATTACAGCATAGTTTTCACCTTCATTAACGCCGAGGTCTTTCAGGAAAGATGCCGTCTGCGCAACATCAGACCATTTGGTGATTGGAGTATTGGGGCTACCAAGTGACAACGCACCGTTATTCATCATGAAGTGAGCAAGCTCTGTTTCAAGGTCGGTAACGATTCGCTGGCGAACCGGCGCGAGAATTTCTTCCAGTTGGTTAAGCTTGATCGCTTCCTCCAGTTGCTGATATTCAACAGCAACAGTGATGTAGTTACCTACACGCCCCGTAGCTTTACCTGAGATCAGGTTGTTTTTATTTTGCCCTGAAATATCACCAGTGGGAGTACGGAGGGATGAGAATTGATGTGGACGTTTAAAGCTAACGCTATCGCCAGTGCTGGAGTTGATTTCACCTGCCAGCAACTGACGGTCTACGGTTTTCGCCAGAACTAAATCTGACATAAAACCCGGAAGGAATTTTTTCAGAACGATTTGACTGACGTTACTATCGAGATTGTTAGGCATTTATCTTTTCCTTATTCGATTTTTGCGCCGGGGCATAATTTGTTGAATTCGTCTTGTTTCGCATCAGCACCGCCACCACGTACTTCCGGCTCTGGCTTGATGGCTTTCTTTGGTTTTGGAGCAAGGCTTACCTGTTTGCTAATCTGCCCCAAGAGGAATGCTGCGCGAATTGGATCTGTCTCAGCGGCTACACGCTGGCGTAATTGCTGGCTCTTACCTAAGCCATAGGCGAGTAGTTCAGAGCCTTCGTCTGCACAGTGAATGATGATTTCCTGCTGAATTGGTGGTAGCTCACTAAGAACAATGACCTCCATTTCCTGATAATCTTTCACAGGAAGTTTGGCTGCCCGTTGTTTATGCGCTTCTACCCTTTGCTGGAAACGCTGTTGGTATTCCTGTTGCTGACGTAGTTTTTGTTGCTGCTGCTGTTCGACACGGCCTTTTTTCTCATGCCAATCAGTCAATGCCTGTTCAAACGCCTGTTCGTCATAATCACACGACTCAAGAGTCGGTTTTGGTGGAATAGCGTCTGGTTGTGGTTGCTGATGTTCCGCTGGCTTGGCTAATGCTTCCTCAAGCTGGCGGCGCAACTCACGGTTTTCTTTCTGTGTTTCTTTGAAGCCTTTGCGAAGATCTTTCACCCATTGCGGTGCAGGCTGCCCGTCAATGTGATCATCATCGTCAGCGTTAAGCTGAATTTCTTCATCACCAATACGCAAGGCGTAATCTTCTGGTGTCTCTTCGGTTTTTTCAGGCTCATTTGCCACCTCTTTACCGTTGTCATCCTGGCTTTCATTCTCAGGCTGTGACTCTGTTTGGATGATGGTTTCTTCTGCATTTTCCTGTGTTTCAGACAGGCCAATAACCTGACCGTCGATGATCAGTTCGTTTTCCATTGATTACTCCTGGTTAACTCGGCATTAAGTCTGCCGGAGACTGTGGTGGTGACTGGAATTGCTGTTGTTGTGACTCGGCGACATCTTTCAGAAGGCGTATTGCCTCCATCACTGCTTTGTCATCGATGTTTCTGGCTTGAGCCAGTTTATAGACAGTGTTTGCCTGACTCTCCATCGCATCCTGCTGGGCAGTAAATGCTTTGATTTGAGTTTGAGCAGTTTCGTTAGTTGCTTTTTGCGCTTCTGCCTGCGCTGCTACCATTTGCGCCTGAGCGAGAACCATTTCAGGATTTGGCTGGCTTTGTGCTGCCATTTGCGCCTGTTGAACAATCTGCTGCTCTTTCTCATTGCGTGGTTTTGCAATGCCAGATATCAGCAGTTGGTTTCGGTTGTACTCTTTGAAGTCATCAAGGCCTTCGCCATCGATATTGTCCAGAATAATACCCTGAATTGCCTGGCGCATTGGGTCTGTTGGAAGCATAGAGCTAAGGACATTTGTCAGTACAGAAACCGTTGCATCACGTCGTGCTGTGTAGCTTGGTCCAACATCAACCGTCACATCGTATCGACCGACAGAAAGGTCATTTAACGCAACAACAGCCCCTGTTTGCCTGTCAACAACCTGTGCGCTCAGGACAGCGATATCATCACTTCCATCTTCGTTAACGATGCGCACTTCACGTTCTGAACCGTACACTTCACGCGCCATTGACAGCCATACTTCACCAGCGCGTTTAAGACTTTTCGCCATATTGTCCAGATAGATAAACGAAGCCATATCTGCTCTGTTCATCAAGTTGTTAACCGTTTCCTGAGCAATATTACTTGGCATCTGCTGCATGGCCTGACTGCCGCCTGTAACCTCCTGAATATCAGCACTGGTTTGCTGTAGTAATGCAGCCAATGCCTGATTCATAACCGCAGGCTGTGTATATCCTGCCGGGGTAGCTCCAGCGATAATGTTGCCAGATTTATCTCTCACTTCGCGCAACGGCAAGAACGCTGGGCGTTTCTTGTTGCGAGCCTCCCAGTGCTTCTCAAGTCCACGAATTTGCTCCATGCCAACTATAGGGATCTGACCGGGGTCTTGCGCTGCAGTATCAGCCAGCATTGAAACCTGAAGGTTGTACAAACGCTGTGGATCCATTGCTTTTGCAATGTGCCCTTCGACACGCTCAATGTCATCAATGAACCAGCGTTTTCCATAAACCGGGATGAGGGGGATATGCTCACCAGGAATACGTCGAGGTTTCTCAAGGAAACCATCACCATCCACTACGGATACATACACACGACGACGCTTCACTGAGCGCCTTGCCACTTCCTGAAATCCAGCTATTGCCAGTTCATCTTCAATATCTTCAACCTGATCACTGTCGTATGTTGCAATCTCTCCAGTGATTGGATGTCGATAACTGATGACGTCAACAGACTCTTTACGAACTTCGTAATACTTCGCTATGTAAATAACATCTGCACCAAACCAGTTATATTCCCAACTGGTCATAGACGTTACATCCAGAGAAGTAGGAGGTTTCTTTCCGTATTCAGCCTCATATTTTTCAGGTGACAACGAATACATACAGAACGCCCACAACGCGTCAGATTTGTCGTACTTCTTAGCGTCAGGGTCAAACCACACAGAGCGCGACGGGTCGTATATTGGTTCAATAGCAATACGCTGACGATCGTCCATGGGGTCGTATTCATTGACCAGCATCGACGTCAAACGGAAGCAACCGAAACCACCAGTAGCAGCGTCGTCAAATGCATTATCGCAAGCCTCACCGCCATCAGTTTCTTCGTAGTCAGCACGGAACAGACCATTTAATTTATTGGCTAACTCTTCGCTTGCCTCTCTGTCACCAGGACGAAACTTAACGGTTATTCTGTTATTGCGGTATTCTGCAATGATGCGGTTAAGTTCAGTTGCTACCTTATTGATTTCAAACTTAGGATACTTCTCGAACTGCTCATCAAGCTTAGTTCCAGCCGCCGTTGCTCCTTCCCATTGACCTCCGGGGACACGAGCAAACCTCGTAGCTTCAATGCACTTTTCGCGCACTTCCTTCTGTGGAGAATAGGCGCGGTCAAACCTGAGCATGATCCGCTCATGTTTTTTCTCTAATGTCTCTGCCATGTTTACCAACCGGAGGATGAGGGAACGTATATTTCTGTTTCTTCGCGGACCAATGCCGGGCAATGCATACACATCATCAGCGCATCAGCCAGGTTAGGAGATGGAATACCGAGCTTCTGCTTCATTTCGACCTTAGTCATTAGCTCCAGCTTCCCGTTGTTATTGAATTTGCGCTGAATCTGCGTCAGTTCTGCAAACAGCTTCTCCAGCATCTTCTCGCCTATCGCTTCTTTGTCGAAACTCAGCATGTCGTCTGGGTCTGCATACTCACCGTGAACAACCGCCCGATATGTCAGATACAGCCTGTCAGCCAGCGCGTAATAGAATTGCGCTCGCTTATTGCGGAACACATCGCCAATAGTGCGAACGTTGTCGCCCTGTACGACTTCATCAGCCCATGCTCCGGCCTGATATGGTGCATCTTCATCGAATGGCGATTCGCTGCCCTTGAACATCGTGGCGGTGATTTTCTTGCCTGAGAACGCTTCCGTTGTCTGTCTGCGTAGCCCGGCACCAACACCATCACCATCCCACAGGTAGTGGTCAGAGCCGTCTTCAATCGCCAGCGAAGTAGCCCAGTCAGCACCCTCGTTGATGTCCATCAGCAGACCTTCGGCAATGCGCTTAACTACCGAACCGTGACGCGATGCATAACCTTTAGCATCTGGCCCTGTATCTGATGGGTCATGCGCAGAGACAACAGCACCTTTCGCTTTCCATCCGAGTTTCTTGTGCGCATCGGTTGCGGCTTCAAGCCATTCACGTTTGATGATTGCCATATCACTTGCGCTTACTGGCTCACCAAGCCAGATGTGACGATACAGGGTCGGATTTCTGCGTTTACACTCTTCCATCTCCAGACGGAGAACTTCAGGAAAGTGCGGGTTGTCGGTGTAGTTCACCGTCAGCAGACAAATATCATCGGGAGGATTTACGACGAATCGCTGATAGGTATCGTCGAGGATGTTTTTCGGGTTAAAGCTCACCCATATTTCGGAAAACGGCTTGCGGATGGTTGGTATCAGGATATCCCACGATTCCTTCGTTACCGCTTCCGCTTCTTCCACCCAGCAGATATCAATGCCTTCGAGCGATTTAATCTTCGTCGGGTTGTTTTTGATGCCGTAGAACATGAATTCAGCATTCGTTCCGAGATGACGAATCATTGAACGCTGAATTTCAAACTCAGCCGAATACCCTTCCCGCTCTATGGTGTCTTCAAGCAACCGGATTACCGAATCGCTGATACTGTTTTGCAGTTCACGAGCGCAGAGAATACGCACAGGCTGCCGACGCGCCGCTTCAACAAGCAGCCTCGCAATTGCCCATGACTTACCGCTACCTCGACCGCCTTTGGCGACTTTATAGCGATGCGCCTCAATGAACGGTTCAAAGATAGGATTAATCGAGGTCATTTTCCAAATAGAGTGCTCATCGGTGATGTTTCAATCTGGATTGCGCCGCCGTCTTTGCCTGTTAGCTCGTGATCAACCTTGTCGCGCCATTTATCCTTCTGTCGGTTCTTAAGCCAGAAGATGGCGGCGGTTGTATCAGGCGGGTAATACTTCTCAAGCGGAGTTTCGACAATTCTGTTTTCAATAACACGAATATCGATGTCTGGAGCCACGAAGCCCATAGCGCGTTGATAAAGACGGTCACTAACTTCTGCATCAGCGACGGCCTTACCCTTTTTTATGGACTCCGAAAACTTAGGATAATCAAGCTTCCACTTGTTAATAGTTGACTCACTGACTTCAAAGAAATCAGCAAGTTCTGCATCGGTGTAGCCCAGCAAGCACAGTTTGCGTGCCTGTTCGGCATACGCCTCTTGATACTTTGTTGGGCGCGCCATGTTTATGCTCCGGTAGTGAACAGGTCTAACGCTTCCTTCGATTTACGCACCGCTTCGATTGTGCGGGTCGTGATATCTGAATTAGCGCCGCCTGACTGGAAGTGAATTTTGAATAGCTCAAGCTTCAGCTCGTCAGTGCCAATGAACTGAAATGCTTCCTCTGCTGCTGCGTTCTGGTTCATGACCAGTTTGTAAATCTCTAACTGGAATTTCTGTTCTTCAGTCATGGGAATAATCTCTGCCATTGTTGGCTACGTTTATCCGTTAAAAGGGATATCAGTTAAGTTATCCCGTATAGGGTATAAGCCATTATCAAAGCCACTCTGTAGGGAATGGCTTTTGTAATAACTACTGTTCGCTTAGCTTCTGCTTCAGCAAGTAACCTTCGAGCATCCAGATTTTGTTTACAGCATTTTGCCGGGCAATCTTCCGACCAATTTCTGCATCAAAGTTTTCCGGGCTTGCACAGGCGCTCTCTCCGGTGACGGTGAAGCCATTCTTCAGCACCAGTACGCAGAAAGTGAGCAACTTCAATGGTGATAAATCACGATCGCCTTCTTCTGGTTTTTCCCTGCCACAATATTCGTTGCTGGAAATGGCACCATTTCGTCCATCATAAGCAGTAAAGTAATGCTCGCTTTTAATCACGTCTTCGATGTGCTGCGGGGTGATTCGCGGTGCCGTTTGGCCTTTCTCAACGATTTCTTTTTCGATTTGCTGGTCGTTCATAATTATGACCCTGTGGAGTGGTTGCTTGATTAGGATGTCTTTCCATCAGTCCGCCACCACAAAGAATCTTTTTTGCCATAAGGCAGGAGGTTCATCTTTCAGTGGCTGCCAGTGTTATTTCCCCACTTTCTGGCTTGGGTTGTTTCGCTGTACTGCCGTAACTGGTTGCCCAGAATAAATTCCGGTTTCATTATCAAGCCCACCCGTAGATAGGCTTTGTAATGGATAGCTGTTGCTCAGTTATCGTAATGCTTTGATTTTTCCGATAACGCAGTTTTGCGTTTGCCATCAGCACGCGATATCGAGAGTCAACTGCAGTTGCTCGCGCCAGTACTCAAATTTGCTTCAATAACCGGCTTATCCCATCGCCAGCGAGCCATCTCTCTTGCCCCATTGCTGGCTTTTGATTTCCGGTCATCGCGAATGCGACATGCTTGCTCATATTTCTGCTGCTCAGTCAGTTCACCGCGAAGCAGACTATCAATGTGCAGGTCGCACCATACGGAGAATTTCGGATCGCACCATCTTGCAAAGGCAACTGATAACTTTGGATGCAGCCATGTTCCGCCGCCCCTGTCCTTTCGTGCCTTGCTTGTTTTTACATACCCGGAATCACGGGTATGTAGAATTTTCGATGGTTCACCTGAATAAACCTCATCCAGAGCTCTAACGTATTCGAGAGTTTCAGCGTTGGACAACCAGTGATCCAGACGCTTCCCGAAACGTTTTGCAATATCAGTGGCATTAATCCAGCCATCAGTATTGAAGCGGATAGGTTCGCCTTTGTAATTCAGTGGAACGATATTCATAGCGTCTTTACCTTTTAGAAAGATGAGCCTGTTCGCACAGAAAAGCCGTCCCCGAGATGGTCGCCACCATATACGGCAATTCTCAGGCTCAGCTTTCTGAAAGACTCGGGATTGTTACGCGCTGCGATGCGCGGTTTACTGCAGATGTAAAAAAGCCCCGCAAATGCGAGGCTAAATCCTGGTATTTGTAATGACTGGCTCTTATCTCAACGCAGCCCCTTACCGCGCGCCAGATGCTCAATATCAAGCATCAGCAATGAGATGTTTAATCTGGATTCACTCCAGAAGTGATCATCACCCTGTCTACAGAGCCAGATGTGAAGGATGATGAGTAAAATTATCGCTATCATCGAAGGCATTGCGTCCTGATGTATTCCTGAAGCGTTCTCAGTGCTGTTTGGTCGCGGATAATTCCGTCCCGGACACCGAGAACGTTTCGTCCAGCAACTGGAGAGAGTTCGACGGTGGAATCATTGCCCATGCCGGAGGCGCCGGAGGTTTCGGCTGAGGATGGCACATGGCATTTTCCTTTGACGAGCACCCTGCCACCATTATCAAGCTTGCGCCGAAGAGCATCATTTTCAGCTTTCGCATCAGCTAACTCCTTCGTGTATTTAGCATCGAGTGCATCAGCAGCACGCTGGCGTTGCTGCATGTCAGTAATGGTGGCGGTCGCCTGCTTCAGCTCACTGACTTTTTTATCACGCTGTTCTTTGTAGGCGATGGCATTATCACGGTAATGATTGACCGCCCACGACAGGCAGACGATGATGCAGATAACCAGAGCGGAGATAATCGCGGTTACTCTGTTCATACCTCAATCTCTCTGACCGTTCCACCCGCTTCTTTGAATTTTGCAATCAGGCTGTCAGCCTTATGCTCGAACTGACCATAACCAGCGCCCGGCAGTGAAGCCCAGATATTACTGCAACGGTCGATTGCCTGACGGATATCACCGCGATCAATCATCGGTAAAGCGCCACGCTCTTTAATCTGTTGCAGTGCCACAGCGTCCTGGCTTTTCGGAGAGAAGTCTTTCAGGCCAAGCTGCTTACGATAGGCATCCCACCAACGGGAAAGAAGCTGGTAACGTCCGGCCGCTGTTGATTTGAGTTTTGGGTTTAGCGTGACAAGTTTGCGAGGGTGATCGGAGTAATCAGTGAATAGCTCTCCGCCAACAATGACGTCATAACCATGATTCCTGGTTTTCTGACGTCCGTTATCAGTTCCCTCCGACCACGCCAGCATATCGAGGAACGCCTTACGTTGATTATTGATTTCCACCATCTTCTACTCCGGCTTTTTTAGCAGCGAAGCGTTTGATAAGCGAACCAATCGAGTCAGTACCGATGTAGCCGATGAACACGCTCGTTATATAAGCGAGATTGCTACTTAGTCCGGCGAAGTCGAGAAGGTCACGAATGAACCAGGCGATAATGGCGCACATCGTTGCGTCGATTACTGTTTTTGTAAACGCACCGCCATTATACCTGCCGCGAAGGTACGCCATTGCAAACGCAAGGATTGCCCCGATGCCTTGTTCCTTTGCCGCGAGAATGGCGGCTAACAGGTCATGTTTTTCTGGCATCTTCATGTCTTACCCCCAATAAGGGGATTTGCTCTATTTAATTAGGAATAAGGTCGATTACTGATAGAACAAATCCAGGCTACTGTGTTTAGTAATCAGATTTGTTCGTGACCGATATGCACGGGCAAAAAGGCAGGAGGTTGTTAGCGCAACCTCTTGCCACCCGCTTTCACGAAGGTCATGTGTAGAAGGCCGCAGCGTAACTATCACCGATGAATTCATGATAGCCAGTGGCTACGGCTCAGTTTGGGTTGTGGCGGCCGGAATCGAACCGGCTTCCATCGGTGCGCTGCCGATTGCAGTACGCGCGGCGGGCAGCTACATGACTAGTATTTTCACTATCGCCTATCTGCTAGCTCGCCATTGAGCTTCACCACAACGATAAGAGCACTGCGCGGCACCTTTCACCAATTCCGCGAGGTCTGCGGGTTCAATGCTCTTACCTGTTGTGCAAATAAAAAAGCCACCGTTGCAACTTAAGAGTCACTAACGGCAGCTTATGCGAATAGTGTTGCTCATTTGCTCAATGATGTCAACACGTTCTATGCTACATGTTTAATTTTCTCTACACGTTTCCGGTTTTTAAACGCACTATCCAGAACCGGGTAAATCATAAACAACGAAGCATTGAGGATTTCGTCAACTTCCCGGCGACAGGTTGCGAGCGATGGTTTTTGAATACGCCCGCCGCCCCGGCATAACATCTTGCGCGGTCTTGCGACACGATGATAGTAAGATGCAATGGCATGCTTGGAAGATCCATGAGCGTAGTAGCTGAGGATGATGCCAAAGGCTTTCTTGTCAATGCACATGACGGAATCGACGACCTGAGAAATCAACATTCCATCATCATCATTGCACATTGGCCTTGTCATAACTCTTCCCGGCTCTACGCTCTCCATGAACTTCGCTATTACGCTGCTCATGCGCTTTTCCAGGCGGCCTGAATAAACCCATGCGCCCCACAGTTCAAGCCAGCCATTCAGCCAATCGTGCTGTTCTTTGGTGAGGTTTAGTTCTCTTATGCTCATCGTCTTCCCCTCTTGCCCTGTTTGACCATCAGGACGCCGTTAACTATTACGTGACGCTCGCCTTTTCTGTCTCGGTTGTACTTGAGCACTGTTCCTCTTGCGCAGGAAAGCATCCTCGCCACTTCGGTCTGATTGCCTCGTGTCTGGATAAGAAGCTCTGGTATCGTTTGAATTGTGGCGTTCATACGTTCTCCAGTTCGGTGATTTTTATTCCAAGCCTTCCGCCTGGTACTTTCACGCCACGAATTACGCGAATGTCATCGAATTGCTCGTCGTCTTCCGCAAATCCGGCGTGGATAAGGGAGTCGAGTAAACCTTTCAGGATGTTGTCGAGGTCGCGGCGGCGGGAGTCTGGAACGTCTGCGATGACTTTGATACGGAGTCGTGATTTGGTGAAAATGTCTAACTTGAGTTGGCGGATGATTTGCTGAACGTCTTTTCGGTATTTCTGGCCTTTATCGCTGATGTAGTATTGGCTTCCCCGTCTTCGCCAGTAGGTGTTCAGCGACGGCGGATATGGAAGCACAAACTGATATTCGTTCATGGCTTAATCTTCCCCTCCTTCAGCAGTATCGCCTGCGTCCTGATCACGCCTTCGAGGTGGTAAAGTCTGGCGTCTTTGTTGTCGAGATTATGGGTGCGTCGGTCGATTTCATCGTGACACGCGCTACAAGCCCATGCGCCGATCAGGTCGTCAGGCTTCATTCCCGTTCCGCAAATTCCAGCCATCCGGTAATGTGCCAGAACTGTAGTTTCAGGATTGCCATTGCATACGCCGTAAATACGTACCTGGCATTCTCTGCCGCGTGCTTCTTTGCGTAGATTAGCCATTAAGCAGCCTCCCCTGTTACTTTCAGCATTCCGTTATCGAGCAGCTTTCTGGTCAGCCACTGTTGACCACGCCCGGTGATTTTTGTGGTGAACGATATCTGTATTCCGTGATTTGTGTTGACCGCTGTTTCTTTCACTGTGAAATAGCCGCGATCCATATATTCCTGCATTGGCACATTGCGCCGGGAACCTGAAGCAATAAGGATTTTGTGATCGCGCATCCACGCAAACAGTTTGTTTGGACCAATTCCAACAACCTTTGCAAAGTTTCCAATCAAAATTCCGCTGGCCTCGCCAACGCGATCGGCAAACTCAACTTTAGGTGCTGCGAGAGCAAGCTGTTTCTCCAGTTCAGCCTTCTTGTCTTCAAGGTCAGCTGCAAGGCGCAATGCCTAAGAAAAGGTTTGTAGGATCTTTGCGGTTGCCCCTTCGAGTTCTCGCCAACGGTCAACAAGACGAGCGGTGAATTCCGGCGACAACTGGGCAACGACAATAATGCTGTCGCGCTTACCTTGTTCGCCTTCGAAGACGTAAGCCTCGACACTACGGCGCAGTCCTAAGTTATTGATTTTTTTCGAAAACCTGCAATGCAGGAAGTTGAATAACTCCAGATTTAGCCAGGCGCTCTATTGATATTTTTACGTTATCTGGACGACTTCCCACCAACTCAGCGATTTCAATGCTTGTCATTTTGATGACACTGCTATTTATCAGCTCATTCATTGTCATGTCCTCTCATATTGAAAATTCAGCAATAAAAAACCCAGCCGAAGCTGGGTTTGTTAAGTTGTCAATTGTCAGTAGCGATGCAGTGAAGGCGGCAACTCTTTGTTCTTAAGCCTTTCCCATGCCAGAAGGTTCGTCGGCCCGTCAGGCTCATAAATATCTATATCCCGCGTGTGATTAATTAAAACGCCACTCGCCCTCCCGATGATATACGAGAACTCATAGCCGTAGTCGTGGCATATGCCGGAATAGCCAGACTGAATCAGTTTTAATGCGGGATACAACTCACGGAACAATGCCTGTGAGCGGTTGGCATAATCCCACAGCCATACAAGGCTGTCTGTTTCTTTTGCGGAAAGCCCGTTGGGCTTCTTCTCTTGTTTGCCAGTATTTTTCTCGCACTGGCTGAAATAGCAGTCTTCCAATTTTTCGAACACTTCCCACGCCTGATCGGTTTCGAGCATTTTGGCGTGGCGTGCTGCTCCGCGTTCTGTCCAGAGGATGAGGGAGCGGGCTTTCGGGGAAATTTGTAACCCTCTTAAAGATGGTTGCAAATTTTGTGAGTTACTTAAAGTAACCCGCAAATTTTGTGAGTAGTTTAAAGCTACCCGCAATTCTTTAAGGTCATTACCAACAACTTTGAAAAAGTGTTTCCCTTCAACGAAGCGTACTTTGTTCTCATGATGATTCTGGCGAATACGCACCGGCTCAGTGCCGTAAAGCTGCGCCAAAAGTTCGGTGGTAATAACAGGAATCTGGTTATGGGTGATCGGGGAGAGAGTTTCAACAGAAATTTGAGTTGTCATAATGACGCCCTCTGGTGGTTTCTTAATAACTCACCACCGACGACGCCAATCGTCTGGTGGTGAACTGTGCAGGGTTGGCGTAACCGGGAAACCGACCGGCGCGGATCTCTCCGCCCCCACACAGCCCACCATAATTCAGATGTGCGCGTGCATACGACAATAAAAAACACGCTCGCGGCGTGTATCTGTCGCGGTCTCTATCCAGGACGCCAATCCCGACGCCAGATTTTGCTGGCGTTTGAGGAATATAGCCCCGAATAAATCATCGCGTCAATCACCTTGTTTTCCTCGCACGATGTCTTAGCCACCGGATATCCCACAGGTGAGCCGTGTAATTGAAGGTTTTTACGTCAGATTCTTTTGGGATTGGCTTGCGTTTATTTCTGGAGCGTTTCGTTGGAAGGTATTTGCAGTTTTCGCAGATGATGTCGGTGATGCTTCTTCGCTGTCGCCTCATGCCGCCCTCCTGACGCCCTGCCCGATCGCCATCAATGCCGCTTTGGATACAGTAGTAAACATTCGTCGAGGACTGATGAACGGTCGCCAAATCAGCAGCATGGAGCCTTTGCTGTTTCCCTTCTTCTCCAGCCCTGTCGATGGTTCGATAAAATTAATCCGTCCATCAGTGATGATGCGAACTTCGTCGACACTCTCCAGAGCCTTGCTGAACCATCCGACTGACATATCCTCTGGCACAAGCATAACTACCGTCTGTCGCTGTTGTATGCACTGCTCAGCGGCTTTTTCCACCCACGGCCTGATATTGCTGTACGGTGGGTTATTCCAGATTGCACCGTGGCTTACCCACTCAGAATTGAGCGCGTCGTCGGCCTCAGTTAGCCAGTGAGCACACAGAGCATTTTTGTCGCTCGCTGCCGAATCCAGCCAGAATCCAAACTCAATATCCAGTGCATCAAAAAGCCAAAGCGGCGTTTGCCAGCAGTCCTTATCGTGTGCTGGCGTATTTGATTTGATAGTCATGCAGCCCGATCTCCCCATCGCGCTTTCCATTCGAGAGCTAGTCGCGCTTCGTCTGACCACTTAACGCCACGCTCTGTACCGAATGCCTGTATAAGCTCTAATAGCTCCGCAAATTCGCTTACGCGCATCCTGCTGGTTGACTGGCCTATTACCACAAAGCCATTCCCGGCAAGGTTAGGAACAACGTCCTGCTGCTTTAATGCTGCTGTAAAAACGCACTTCCAGCTTTCTGCATCCAGCCGGCGACCATGCCATTCAACCTGACGCGAAACGTCACCAAGGCAAGCCCAAAGCTTCCGATTTTGGTCTAAGCTGCGGTTGCGCTCCTGAATGGTTACTACGATTGGTTTGGTTGGGTCTGGAAGGATTTGCTGTACTGCGTGAATAGCGTTTTGCTGATGTGCTGGAGATCGAATTTCAAAGGTTAGTTTTTTCATGACTTCCCTCTCCCCCAAATAAAAAGGCCTGCGATTACCAGCAGGCCTGTTATTAGCTCAGTGATGTAGATGGTCATCTTTTAACTCCATATACCGCCAATACCCGTTTCATCGCGGCACTCTGGCGACACTCCTTAAAAATCAGGTTCGTGCTCATCTTTCCTTCCCGTTCTTCCCTGGTAGCAAACCGGTAATACACCGTTCGCCAGACCTTACCTTCGATAACCAGAAGACCTGCCCGTGCCATTTTAGCCGCGGCCTGATTTATGCTGGTTACTGTTGCGCCTGTTAGCGCGGCAACGTCCGGCGCACAGAAGCTATTATGCGTCCCCAGGTAATGAATAATTGCCTCTTTGCCCGTCATACACTTGCTCCTTTCAGTCCGAACTTAGCTTTAATTTCTGCGATCTTCGCCAGCGCCTGAACACGATTTAGAGGTCTGCCGCCCATGACAGGAAGTTGTTTTACTGGTTCAGGTATCGTCTCACCACGGTTAATTCGCGCTGTCATACAGGTCAGTTCATCGGCAGCCTTGCGTCGTAATTCCGCGTCAGTCAGCGCATTGGCCCGCATGTTCTGGTACAGGTTGGTAACCAGCCAGTAGTGCGCGTTCGATTTCCACGGATAAGACTCTGCATCCGGATACAGGCCTCGCTTCCGGCAATACTCGTAAACCATATCAACCAGCTCGCTGACGTTTGGCAGTCCGGCGATAACGGATGCTTCTTCCCGGCACCATGCAACAAACTGCCCGGGTGATGGAAGAAATGGTCGATTCTGCCGACGGGCTACGCGCATTCCTGCGTTAACCTGTTCCATCGAGGTGATCCCGTTTTCCCGGAAAGCCAGAACCCACTGGCGGCGGATTTCATTCAGTTCGTTCTGGTCCCGGTTAGCCAGACTCGCCGGGAAAGTTGCCAGTAACTGGCTGAACACACCGTTGATGATCTGCGCTACCTGTTGTACCTGCGGCTTTTCGTCGTACTGTTCCGGCATGTTGTTGGTGATCCGACGCATCTGCTCACGGTCAAAGTTAACCATCTGTGCGGCGATGTTTTTCATAAATCCACCCCGTAAATCCAGTCAGTGTTTGTCAGGTCGAGTTTTGGTTTTCCAGCTGTCACGCCAGCCTGTTGCTTGTTACGGTTGATTTCGAGTTGGGTCCACTTGTCGCGGAGTTTGGCCGGACTTAGCACGTTACCGGACCAGAAGTTGTCCTGGCATGCCCAGCGGAACAGCACGCACATGTCGCGGTGGTTACGTCCGTCACGTTCACGCATCAGGCGGATATCGTTAGCCCACCCTGCAAAATTCGGTTTTCTGGCTGATGGTGCGATGGTCTTCACCATGTCAAACATCCACTCTGCGGCGGTCAGGTCTTCTGCTGTTCCCCACTTGCTGCCGCTCTGAATTGCAGCATCCGGTTTAACCACAGAAAGATCGTTTTCTGGCTGGTCAGAGGATTCGCCAGAATTCTCGGACGAATAATCTTTTCTTTTTTCTTTTGTAATAGTGTCTTTTGTGTCCCCCTGTTTTGAGGGATAGCAATCCCCTAATTTGAGGGATGTTTTATCCCTCGTTTTAGGGGATTTTCCCTCGTTTTGAGGGATGTCCCTCATTTTAGGGGAACCTCCCTCGTTTTGAGGGATGCACCATTCTGAGATGTTTTTATTTGGTCCAAACATGCCGCCTTGCTGCTTGATAATATTCATTCTGACGAGTTCTAACTTGGCTTCATTGCACCGTTTGACAGGTAACTTTGTAATCTCGCTAAGTTGAGAATCGGTGATTCTGTCCATTGGTTTATTCCACCCATAGGTTTTACGCAGAATGGCAAGCAGCACTTTAAACTGTCGCTTGGTCAGATCTGCGCCTGAATAAGCCTCAATCAGCATATTTGATAGTCTGGCGTAACCATCATCGAGATCTGCCACATTACGCTCCTGTTCGGCAAAGTTACCTCTGCCGAAGTTGAGTATTTTTGCTGTATTTGTCATAATGACTCCTGTGGATTGATCCAGTAATTCCCTCAGAATTGCATATCAATTTGCTTAGAGTCCCCGGCGGCCACCGGGGATTTTTTCTTTGTGATTTCATCAAGCGCATACTTAAAAGCTCTGCTAATCGGACTGATGTCTGATGCCATGCCAAAAGCACACAAGACCGAAGCTATAAACCTCCAGTCTGTTCTGCTTATCTTCGATTCATGACAGCCAATCATCTTTGCCAGACCGCGCTGGGTAAGCGTTGACAGGTTGATGAGTAAATCAGTTTCAGCGCGATCAATTTCTCGCTGTGATAGTTTGCTGTAACTTGTTTGTTCCATTTCTTAAGATTTCCAATAGTGAATAGCTAGTTGAAAGGTATGCGTGGAAACGCATATGGCCTTAGTTGGTCAGATATATTGGGACTCGCTTTGTCAGCGACGTAGGACGAATGTCCATTGTGAAAATAGCGGTGTTACTTATGCAGCCAGAAGGTTCTTTTTGCTTATTTCAAGCATTTCGCTTGCTTGATATTTGCCACCAGAAATCTCTTCGATTTTTGATGCGTATTTAGTTTTCCCAAAAAACTCAGTCTTAGGGAGGAAGCCGTTTTTGAGCCACTTATAGACAGCCCTTTCGCTAACTCCACAAGCCTTCGCAACTTCAGGGATGCCGACACCTTTAATCGGCTCATCAAGATTTTGCATAGGAATATCCTTTTTCGTACTTTCAGTACGTATTATGGTTGAACTGAAAGTTTTTGCAAGTGCTTTAGTATCGTACTCATGGTTCAGAATGAAAAAGTGCGCAAAGAATTCGCCCAGCGGCTAGCGCAAGCCTGTAAAGAAGCTGGTCTTGATGAACATGGTAGGGGAATGGCTATAGCCCGTGCCCTTTCTCTTTCGTCCAAAGGCGTTAGCAAATGGTTTAATGCTGAGTCTTTACCGCGTCAGGAAAAAATGAATGCGCTTGCGAAATTTCTAAACGTTGATGTTGTTTGGCTTCAGCACGGCACTTCGTTAAATGGAGCGAATGATGAAGATACTCTTTCATTTGTTGGCAAATTAAAAAAAGGGTTAGTGCGCGTGGTTGGTGAGGCAATTCTTGGTGTTGATGGTGCCATCGAGATGACCGAAGAGCGCGATGGGTGGCTCAAAATTTATAGCGATGATCCAGATGCCTTTGGTCTTCGTGTGAAAGGAGACAGCATGTGGCCCAGAATAAAATCAGGAGAATATGTACTCATTGAGCCTAACACCAAAGTATTCCCGGGTGATGAGGTGTTTGTCAGAACCGTTGAAGGACACAACATGATTAAGGTTCTTGGCTATGACAGAGATGGAGAATACCAATTTACAAGCATTAACCAGGATCACAGGCCTATAACGTTGCCTTATCATCAAGTAGCAAAGGTGGAGTATGTAGCTGGTATTCTGAAGCAATCTCGCCATCTGGATGACATCGAGGCAAGGGAGTGGCTGAAAAGTTCGTGACTTCATCGTCACATAGCTGGTAACCAGTGGCCTGAAGAGACGTTTGGGTAAGGAGGATAGATGGCGTTCAATGACCTTGAATATCAAGCAGTAAAAAAAGAAGTTCACCAATTCATTGAAAGCATAAGGCCGCCTGAACATATCCGCAATGAACTGGATATTGTTTATAGCATCAATGACCAAACGATAGATATCGGCGAACAGCGCCCCGTGTGGCAGGGCAATCCAGGTGAAACAAACATCCTGCCATCAGCAAGAATCAAGTACATACGTTCTCTGGATAGATGGAAAATCTATTGGATGCGGAAGGATATGAAATGGCATCAGTACAGTACTGAACTTTCGCTGACTGATGCGCTTGAGCTTGTGCGTGCTAACCCGGATTGCTGCTTCTTCGGATGAGTGAAGAGACGTTTGGATGATGGATGGTCGCAGAGATGCGGCCTGATTCTAAAATAGGATATAAAAAATGAGAATACTAGGTGTTAGAGCGGCGCCCAAAGTTACATCTTTTGTTGTATATTGCACTAATGAGTCTGCACTCAAATGTGTTGATGTTATTAAAATACCTTCGACCTTAGACACACCAGAAAAATTAAAGTATGTGAGAAATAACATCCTCGACATTCTTAATTTATATAATGTTGAATTAGCTGCCATACGCGTTACTGAATCAAACTCTGATAATCTTAGCATTGACCGCCTTTATATAGAAGCTGTTATTCAAGAAGCATTTTCAAGCAGTGATGTAAGAAAATATTACACTATTAGAAAATCTGGCATGAAATCATCATTGAACCTAACAGAGATCGAGTATAAAGAAATATTGAAGTCACACCGCAATATAAATGGAATCGATAATTCTGGTTTTACAACTGAAACAAATGAAGCTGTTTTGGCTGCACTATCTGCGGAGGTAAGGGGATGCTAACTCCATACAAAAGAGCTGATGTAGAATTCGAATGGATTAGTGATCTAGAAGAACAGGGTTGTTTTTCAAAAGTATATCTGGCTCATGACAGACACCTAGCTCATGACTTGGTGATTAAAGAAATAGAAAAAAAAGAAAACACTAACCACGACGACTACTTTAATGAAGCAAGGCTTCTCTATAAACATGCACATCCAAATATTGTGCAAGTTCAGTATGCTGCTCAATGTGAGAGCAATATCTATATAGCCATGCCATTTTATCATAATGGTTCGCTAAACCAATTAATGAAAAAAAATAATCTTACAAGCAGGGAGATAATACGGTATTCCATTCAATTTTTAAGTGGACTTTATCATATACACTCAAAAGGTCTTATGCATTTTGATATAAAACCTAATAACATTATGATATCAAACAGAAATGAGGCCATGCTATCTGACTTTGGATTATCTCAGTTAGTCAATGAGGAATCGAGAGCTGCGCCTGAGTTTGGATATCATTTTCATGTGCCACCGGAATATTTTTCTTTATCAACAAATGATTATAATTTCACATATGACATATATCAGGCAGGATTAACCATATATAGAATGTGTGTTGGACATGATAATTTTGAAAGAGAAAGATCTGCATTTAGCACGATTGAACAACTCAGAGAGTCGATAATTAATGGCTGCTATCCATTAAAAGAGTATCCTCCCCATATACATAAAAAATTAATAACAATAGTGAACAAATGCATTCATGTAGATCCAAATGAAAGATATCAATCCGTACTAGATGTACTAAACGATCTCTCAGCTATAAGTGATGGCGTTCTTGACTGGCGTCTACAGATGACGAAACCAACTAACGGCACATGCGAATGGCAAAAAAAGTCTGGGGACGCTATACTGTCTATAGTTTTTGACGCAGAAAATTCGTCTACTACTGGTTTTCGTTTATACGATGATGGGCGGAAAAGGCGTGCTACGAACTTAACAATATCCTCAGGATGTACCCCTACAAAACTGTATAGGTTATTAAAGGATAACTGATCATGAAAAAGCGCGAGGAAGTAAGCAAGCTGCCTCGCAGACGTGATGCAGCATTAGCGGTTCCCTACAAAAAAGATGAGTTCATAAGCCCTTCTGATGACAAAAAATTTTCAAAGGCGAAAAGTTTTACATCTACATCTCTAAAAGATAAATACTTTAAAATCTAGCCCGGCCTCAGCGCCGGGTTTTCTTTGCCTCACGTTCGCCCACCTAAAAAACATAACCAATTGTATTTATTGATGTAACTCGCTAAACCATGCAGTTATGATCCCTGCCGCATAACCTTCATCAGCCACATTTTCAAAAATAAATTTCCTTATATATCAGAATCATACTTCGTAGAGTTAATAAATCACCAAAATTCGTACCAATAGTTCTTGATAATGTCGAACTATTGGTTCATTATTATCGTCGTCAGCAGGACGCATTACTCACCAGGGCGGTGAATATACAACGATTCGAATATGAATCTACGGCGCTGACAAAGCGCAATAACCAAAGTGAACTTTGGGGTGTGGTGAAGGGTTCATGGACGGGAATATGTCGCACGTAAAGCGGCGAGGCCTGCGGGACTATTGCCGAATTGAAGTAGGCCGAAACAGGTCGAAATGGGTCTCCCACCTACCACACCACCAAAGTTCATCAGGAGGTCTATATGACACGCAGAACTCAGTTCAAAGGCAATTCACGTTCTCGTCGTCGTGAGCGTTTAAAGGCAAAGGCATTAGCTAACGGCGTACTGGCCCGCGAAGAAGCAATAAGTTCAGAAGTATTACACCGCCCTACTCTAAGCAGAGCGCAGATTCAGGCTAAAGGTACTCACGAAACGCCTGAGCGCATAGAAGACGCTAAGCCAATTAAGTTCATGGCACAGGACGTGATCTGGCAACAGAAAGAATACAGACGCAATCTGGAGCGAGCGGCCATTGTGTACGCGAATGAGTTTGGACATAAGCAACCAGAAACTGGTGTATGTCTTCCAAACGTAGCCATTTACGCGGCAGGCTACCGGAAATCAAAACAACTGACGGCGAGGTGACTTGTGTTGGTCGCCAGAAAATGAAATTAGGCAGCAAACCACTTATTTGAGGTGAGATATGACAAAATCATGGAGCGTACCTTTTCCTGAATCAGAAACTGAACATGATGGAATGCCTGTTTTCTGGAGATTCCAGGCGACAGTTGAAGAAGATGGGATAAAAATATTCGCACTTCAATATATAGCTTTTCATCAGACAGAGCATTATGCATGGTTGGTTCCTGCGCATTGGATTGTTAATTTTAAACCAGCACCAAATCAGTGGTTACAGGAATGGAAACAAAGGAGAAATAGATATGCAATTAAGAAAGTAGCAAAAAATGCAGAAAGATCTTTTGCATTCCCAACGAAGAAACTTGCCATTGAAAGTTTATTGCGCCGGAAGAAATACCATTTAATGAGAATCAAACAAGATTTGGCTGTTGTATCAACTCTTGTTGATGGTATGAAGAATATTGATACATCAACACCAGATATTGAATATAACTTTGGACACAACCAAGAAACAGAAAATTGGGTATTTTATTAGTACGAATAAGCACTGTGTATTCATTCCAACGAGTGAATACACGGAGCAATGTCGCTCGTAACTAAACAGGAGCCGACTTGTTCTGATTATTGGAAATCTTCTTTGCCCTCCAATGTGAGGGCGATTTTTTATCTGTGAGGATATGAACAGATGTCAAACATCAAAAAATACATCATTGATTACGACTGGAAAGCATCAATAGAAATTGAAATCGACCATGACGTAATGACAGAGGAAAAACTTCACCAGATTAATAATTTCTGGTCAGACTCTGAATACCGACTCAATAAACACGGCTCTGTATTAAATGCTGTATTAATCATGCTGGCGCAACATGCTCTGCTTATAGCAATTTCAAGCGACTTAAATGCATATGGTGTTGTGTGTGAGTTCGACTGGAATGATGGAAATGGTCAGGAAGGATGGCCTTCAATGGATGGTAGCGAAGGAATAAGAATTACCGATATCGATACATCAGGAATATTTGATTCAGATGATATGACTATCAAGGCCGCCTGAGTGCGGCTTTACCGCATACCAATAACGCTTCACTCGAGGCGTTTTTCGTTATGTATAAATAAGGAGCACACCATGCAATATGCCATTGCAGGGTGGCCTGTTGCTGGCTGCCCTTCCGAATCTTTACTTGAACGAATCACCCGTAAATTACGTGACGGATGGAAACGCCTTATCGACATACCTAATCAGCCAGGAGTCCCAAAGAATGGATCAAACACTTATGGCTATCCAGACTAAATTCACTATCGCCACTTTTATTGGCGATGAAAAGATGTTTCGTGAAGCTGTCGACGCTTATAAAAAATGGATATTAATGCTGAAACTGAGATCAAGCAAAAGCATTCACTAACCCCATTTCCTGTTTTCCTAATCAGCCTGGCATTTCGCGGGCGATATTTTCACAGCCATTTTCAGGAGTTCAGCCATGAACGCTTATTACATTCAGGATCGTCTTGAGGCTCAGAGCTGGGCGCGTCACTACCAGCAGATCGCCCGTGAAGAGAAAGAGGCAGAACTGGCAGACGACATGGAAAAAGGCCTGCCCCAGCACCTGTTTGAATCGCTATGCATCGATCATTTGCAACGCCACGGGGCCAGCAAAAAAGCCATTACCCGTGCGTTTGATGACGATGTTGAGTTTCAGGAACGCATGGCAGAACACATCCGGTACATGGTTGAAACCATTGCTCACCACCAGGTTGATATTGATTCAGAGGTATAAAACGGATGAGTACAGCACTCGCAACGCTGGCTGGGAAGCTGGCTGAACGTGTCGGCATGGATTCTGTCGACCCACAGGAACTGATCACCACTCTTCGCCAGACGGCATTTAAAGGTGATGCCAGCGATGCGCAGTTCATCGCATTGCTGATCGTCGCCAACCAGTACGGTCTTAATCCGTGGACGAAAGAAATTTACGCCTTTCCTGATAAGCAGAACGGCATCGTTCCGGTGGTGGGCGTTGATGGCTGGTCCCGTATCATCAATGAAAACCAGCAGTTTGATGGCATGGACTTTGAGCAGGACAATGAATCCTGCACATGCCGGATTTACCGCAAAGACCGCAATCATCCGATCTGCGTTACCGAGTGGATGGATGAATGCCGCCGCGAACCATTCAAAACCCGCGAAGGCAGAGAAATCACCGGACCGTGGCAGTCGCATCCCAAACGGATGTTACGGCATAAAGCCATGATTCAGTGTGCCCGTCTGGCCTTCGGATTTGCTGGTATCTATGACAAGGATGAAGCCGAGCGCATTGTCGAAAATACCGCATACACTGCAGAACGTCAGCCGGAACGCGACATCACTCCGGTTAACGATGAAACCATGCAGGAGATTAACACTCTGCTGATTGCCCTGGACAAAACATGGGATGACGACTTATTGCCGCTCTGTTCCCAGATATTTCGCCGCGACATTCGCGCATCGTCAGAACTGACACAGGCCGAAGCAGTGAAAGCTCTTGGATTCCTGAAACAGAAAGCCTCTGAACAGAAGGTGGCTGCATGACACCGGACATTATCCTGCAGCGTACCGGGATCGACGTGAGAGCTGTCGAACAGGGGGATGATGCGTGGCACAAATTACGGCTCGGCGTCATTACAGCTTCAGAAGTTCACAACGTGATAGCAAAACCCCGCTCAGGAAAGAAATGGCCTGACATGAAAATGTCCTACTTCCACACCCTGCTTGCTGAGGTTTGCACCGGTGTGGCTCCGGAAGTTAATGCCAAAGCACTGGCCTGGGGAAAACAATACGAGAACGACGCCAGAGTCCTGTTTGAGTTCACCTCCGGCGTGAATGTTACTGAATCCCCGATTATCTATCGCGACGAAAGTATGCGTACAGCCTGCTCTCCCGATGGTTTATGCAGTGACGGCAACGGCCTTGAACTGAAATGCCCGTTTACCTCCCGGGATTTCATGAAATTCCGGCTCGGTGGTTTCGAGGCCATAAAATCGGCTTACCTGGCCCAGGTGCAGTACAGCATGTGGGTGACGCGAAAAGATGCCTGGTACTTTGCCAACTATGACCCGCGTATGAAGCGTGAAGGACTGCATTATGTCGTGGTTGAGCGGGATGAAAAGTACATGGCGAGTTTTGACGAGATGGTGCCGGAGTTCATCGAAAAAATGGACGAGGCACTGGCTGAAATTGGTTTTGTATTTGGGGAGCAATGGCGATGAAGCATCCTCACGATAATATCCGCGTAGGCACGATCACTTTCGTCTACTCCGTTACAAAGCGAGGCTGGGTATTTCCCGGCCTTTCTGTTATCCAAAATCCACTGAAAGCCCAGCGGCTGGCTGAGGAGATAAATAATAAACGAGGGGCTGTATGCACAAAGCATCTCCTGTTGAGTTAAGAACGAGCATTGAGATGGCACATAGCCTTGCTCAAATTGGAGTCAGGTTTGTGCCAATACCAGTAGAAACAGACGAAGAATTTCATACGTTAGCCGCATCCCTTTCACAAAAGCTGGAAATGATGGTGGCGAAAGCAGAAGCAGATGAGAGAGACCAGGTATGACAACCACTGAATGCATTCTTCTGGCAGCGGGCTTTATATTCTGTGTGCTTATGCTTGCCGACATGGGACTTGTTCAATGACACCTCAGCAAGAAAACGCCCTTCGCAGCATTGCCCGTCTGGCTAACTCTGAAATCAAAAAAGCCAGACAGCAGTTTCCGGATAAAAACGTCGATGACATTTGCCGTAGCGTACTGAAGAAGCACCGCGAAACGGTAACGCTGATGGGATTCACACCGACTCACTTAAGTCTGGCAATCGGTATGTTAAACGGCGTCTTTAAGGAACGGTGAACATGAAAAGCAAAATCATCAGGGAGCTACAGGCTCCTTTTTTATTATTCGCATTCACCCTCAAGCGTATTAACCAACAATTCAGGGATTAATGAAAGATGGCAGACCTCATTGATTCAGCATCAGAAATTGAAGAATTACAGCGCAACACAGCAATAAAAATGCGCCGCCTGAACCACCAGGCTATATCTGCCACTCATTGTTGTGAGTGTGGCGATCCCATAGATGAGCGAAGACGCCTGGCCGTTCAGGGTTGTCGGACTTGTGCAAGTTGCCAGGAGGATCTGGAGCTTATCAGTAAACAGAGAGGTTCGAAGTGAGCGAAATTAACTATCAGGAACTGCGTGAAGCGGCAGCGCAGGCAATGCATGACGACTGGGGATTTGATGTGGACCTTTTCCATGAGATGGTAACACCATCGATTGTGCTGGCACTGCTGGATGAACGGGAAAGAAACCAGCAATACATCAAACGCCGCGACCAGGAGAACGAGGAGATTGCGCTTACGGTTGGGAAGCTGCGTGTTGAGCTTGAAGCAGCAGAGAACAACCTTATTGATAGTGAATGCCATGTTGCTGAACTGGAAGAAGCTCTACGCGATAAGCAGGCGTTACTTGAAGCCTCAGAAAAGCGCAACGCAAAATTACAAAGCGAGAATGCATACATCCGCAACCGGTACAAAGAACTGGACCTATTAATCGGGAAAAACATTCTGGTCATGCAGGCTGCCATTATCGAATGGCAGGCAACTGGCGACGCTAAGAGCGGACTAGCATGGATTTATAACACACTGTTTGGCCCTGGCGAATTACCGGACGAATCTGAGAAAGATGCTCAGGCCTACTTTAATCGCAAATATGCACCGATTGACGAAAAGCTTATGGCGCTTCACAAGTGGTTTTGGGAACAAAGTGAAGCCGAGCGCGCCGCTGGCATTCGCATCAAAGGAGAGTGAGATGAACGGACAAATCTCAATTGTTCGACCGGGAGCATGTGACGATTGCGAGATACGAATGATTATTCGTCTGGCGAGGGGGAAAACAATAACTGCTCTCATTACTCCAGAAAATCTCGCATTAGCATTAACCGGAAAGTCAGACCTGCCAGTAGAGCTAAAGCTGCGAAATGTTGAGATTAAGGTGAGTATCAGCAATGAATAACAATCCTCGCATTGGCGGGGATTTCTTTTATCTGAAAAGGACAGAATACATGATTAACAATATTGCAAATCAGTCTTCGTTTCCGGCTGCAACAATTGACAGCCAGATGCTGTTGAAAATGGTTAATGAGGCGCGGAGACTGCGAGGCGAAAAAGAAGTACGCAACAACGACTTCATTGCACGCATCAAAGATGAGCTTGAGGGGGAGGGTTACGAAATTTTCGTAACCCCCATGGATAAGAAAAAAGGCGGAGCGGATCAGGTGGTTATAGTGATGACCTACAAGCAAGCCCTGCGCGTCGCCGCACGTGAGTCGAAAGCCGTCCGTCGTTCGCTGGTCGACAAACTTGAATCAATGCAACAGCAGTTGCAACAAAAAACGACCACGAAGAAATCACCGGATGGCCTTGAAGAATTCCGTAAGGCACGCGCATTGAAAATGACCGTCGACACAATGAAAGACCTCTTCGACTTCCTCCCTCACCTCGCACCGGAAGCTAAACAGGTCGTTGCCGCCAGCCTGATTAATCCCGTCGTCGGCTTTAGTGCAATCCCTCTTCCGGTCATTGATGAACATCACTACTCTGCGTCGGAGGTTGGCACCATGCTTGGCATTTCAGCCAACAAGATAGGGCGCATTGCCAACACCTACATGCTCAAAACAGAAAAGTACGGGAAGTGGTTCATCGACAAATCGGCGCACAGTGACAAGCAGGTCGAGACATTTCGCTACAACGAGGCGGGAGTGCACAAGATCGAGGAACTCATCGAAGGAGAACGAAAGGCTGCATGATTTTGACAAGATAGTTTTCCCCAAATCTGGGGGAAAAGACCGAATGGCGCGGCTTACAGCAAGATAAAGACCACATGATTTGACAAATCCGCATTAACGGGGCTATATTCCGCTTCATGGTGCTGAACACACCTTGCAAAGCGGAAACCGCACCCGTCAGTCATGCGGCTTTTTTATGTCCATTTCTCAGATATGGTCGGGTAGCGCGTATACCGAAAAACAACCGAAAGGTTAAGGATACGGGCCGACTTTGCACGGTGTTCAAGTACCTGACCGCCCTGCTGAACACAGGGCTATCTGAACAAATGCAAAGGACATAAAAATGACCAGTCAACTCATCCCCGTATTCAACGGCACTATCGCCAACGAAACAGCCCTACTCTGCAATGCCCGCGATCTGCATGCTTTTTTAGGCGTGAAAAAGGTGTTTGCGGCATGGATTACAAATCGCATTTCAGAATACGAATTCATTGAAAATCAAGACTATATTTTGCTTTCCAATTTGGGAAAGCAAACATCTGGTAGAGGCGGTCACAACCGCAAGGATTACCACCTCACCCTCGACACAGCCAAAGAACTGGCGATGGTGGAGCACAACGAAAAAGGCCGCCAGATACGCCGATACTTCATCGAGTGCGAAAAGAAACTTCGCAGCATGCAACCAGCACAGCAATTCACAGACGAGGAAATCATCCTCCTCTGCTACATGCAGGTACAGATGGAGAAAGCACAGGACATCAGCAAACGCCTGTATCCGATATTGAAGGAACTGAACTCATCATACGCGAGCAAGCTGTATGACATCGCGTTTGAGACTTTCTACACGGTGACGAAAAACAGAGACGCATTGCTCAGGGAGGCAACACGAATTGACCAGACAAGCGCCATTTTCGAACGGGCAAGACCAATGTTAAAAAGCCTTCGGGCGAGACAATTCGAATTTTAATATCAAAGGAGCTTCGGCTCCTTTTTTTACAGGTGAAACTTAATGAAATTCAAAGTCACAGGTGAATGGAATGGAGAACCATTCAACAGAGTTATCGAAGCGGAGAACATCAACGACTGCTACGACCACTGGATGATATGGGCGCAGATAGCGCATGCAGACGTAACCAATATTCGAATTGAAGAACTGAAAGAACACCATGCCGCCTGATGGCGGTTTTTTCTTGCGTGTAATTGCGGAGACTTTGCGATGTACTTGACACTTCAGGAGTGGAACGCACGCCAGCGACGCCCAAGAAGCCTTGAAACAGTTCGTCGATGGGTACGCGAGTGCAGGATATTCCCTCCTCCGGTTAAGGATGGAAGAGAGTATCTGTTCCACGAATCAGCGGTAAAGGTTGACTTAAATCGACCAGTAACAGGTAGCCTTTTGAAGAGGATCAGAAATGGGAAGAAGGCGAAGTCATGAGCGCCGGGATTTACCCCCTAACCTTTATATAAGAAACAATGGATATTACTGCTACAGGGACCCAAGGACGGGTAAAGAGTTTGGATTAGGCCGAGACAGGAGGATAGCAATCACTGAAGCAATACAGGCCAATATTGAGTTATTTTCAGGACACAAACACAAGCCTCTGACAGCGAGAATCAACAGTGATAATTCTGTTACGTTACATTCATGGCTTGATCGCTACGAAAAAATCCTCGCCAGCAGAGGAATCAAGCAGAAGACACTCATAAATTACATGAGCAAAATTAAAGCAATAAGGAGGGGGCTGCCTGATGCTCCACTTGAAGACATCACCACAAAAGAAATTGCGGCAATGCTCAATGGATACATAGACGAGGGCAAGGCGGCATCAGCCAAGTTAATCAGATCAACACTGAGCGATGCATTCCGAGAGGCAATAGCTGAAGGCCATATAACAACAAACCCAGTCGCTGCCACTCGCGCAGCAAAATCAGAGGTAAGGAGATCAAGACTTACAGCTGACGAATACCTGAAAATTTATCAAGCAGCAGAATCATCACCATGTTGGCTCAGACTTGCAATGGAACTGGCTGTTGTTACCGGGCAACGAGTTGGTGATTTATGCGAAATGAAGTGGTCTGATATCGTAGATGGATATCTTTATGTCGAGCAAAGCAAAACGGGCGTAAAAATTGCCATCCCAACAACATTGCATGTTGATGCTCTCGGGATATCAATGAAGGAAACACTTGATAAATGCAAAGAGATTCTTGACGGAGAAACCATAATTGCATCTACTCGTCGTGAACCGCTTTCATCCGGCACAGTATCAAGGTATTTTATGCGCGCACGAAAAGCATCAGGCCTTTCCTTCGAAGGGGATCCGCCTACCTTTCACGAGTTGCGCAGTTTGTCTGCAAGACTCTATGAGAAGCAGATAAGCGATAAGTTTGCTCAACATCTTCTCGGGCATAAGTCGGACACCATGGCATCACAGTATCGTGATGACAGAGGCAGGGAGTGGGACAAAATTGAAATCAAATAATGATTTTATTTTGACTGATAGTGACCTGTTCGTTGCAACAAATTGATAAGCAATGCTTTTTTATAATGCCAACTTAGTATAAAAAAGCAGGCTTCAACGGATTCATTTTTCTATTTCATAGCCCGGAGCAACCTGTGAACACATTTTCAGTTTCCCGTCTGGCGCTGGCATTGGCTTTTGGCGTGACGCTGACCGCCTGTAGCTCAACCCCGCCCGATCAACGTCCTTCTGATCAAACCGCGCCTGGTACCTCTTCTCGCCCGATTCTGTCGGCAAAAGAAGCGCAGAATTTCGATGCTCAACACTATTTTGCATCCCTGACACCAGGTGCTGCAGCGTGGAATCCTTCCCCGATTACCCTGCCTGCGCAACCTGACTTTGTTGTCGGCCCGGCGGGCACTCAAGGTGTAACGCATACCACGATTCAGGCGGCGGTAGATGCGGCAATTATCAAGCGTACCAACAAGCGCCAGTATATTGCCGTGATGCCTGGTGAGTATCAGGGAACGGTATATGTCCCTGCCGCTCCGGGTGGAATTACTCTGTACGGTACAGGTGAAAAACCGATTGATGTGAAGATTGGGCTTTCCCTTGATGGTGGCATGAGCCCTGCCGACTGGCGTCACGACGTCAACCCGCGCGGCAAATATATGCCAGGTAAACCAGCGTGGTATATGTACGATAGCTGCCAGAGCAAACGCAGCGACAGTATCGGTGTTCTCTGCTCTGCGGTCTTCTGGTCACAAAACAATGGCCTGCAACTGCAAAATCTGACCATCGAAAACACGCTGGGCGATAGCGTAGATGCAGGTAACCATCCGGCGGTGGCACTGCGTACTGATGGTGACCAGGTACAGATTAACAACGTTAACATTCTCGGTCGTCAGAACACCTTCTTTGTCACCAACAGCGGTGTGCAGAACCGTCTGGAAACGAATCGTCAGCCGCGTACGCTGGTGACCAACAGCTACATTGAAGGGGATGTGGATATCGTTTCTGGTCGCGGCGCAGTGGTGTTCGATAACACCGAATTCCGCGTGGTGAACTCACGTACTCAGCAAGAAGCGTATGTGTTTGCACCGGCTACGCTGTCCAACATTTACTACGGTTTCCTCGCCGTAAACAGCCGTTTCAATGCTTTCGGTGATGGTGTGGCGCAACTGGGCCGCTCGCTGGATGTTGATGCCAATACCAACGGTCAGGTGGTGATCCGTGATAGCGCCATCAACGAAGGTTTTAACACGGCTAAACCGTGGGCCGATGCGGTGATCTCTAATCGTCCGTTTGCGGGTAATACCGGCAGCGTAGATGATAACGACGAAATACAGCGCAATCTGAATGACACTAACTACAACCGCATGTGGGAATACAATAACCGCGGCGTGGGTAGTAAAGTGGTTGCAGAGGCGAAGAAGTAA